GCGTAGTTTTGTCCATAATTTAAGCGCGTAGATTTCTCGCTGTTTCTGCTGTTGTTCGGCGTGTCGTGTTTGTGGTGGTGGTATTATGTAATCATCAACCAAGGAATAAGAAAAGGATGGTGATAGATAATGTGGTGTTTTACTGTTACGCCTGATGATTTTACGGTGTTTGAGCTCACGCCTGAGTATGTGCAAGTGAGGGGCCCATATTCAGTCGGTACGTTTAAGGAGGCGTTGGATGGTGTTCTTGACGTTGTTCGCCATGCGTTTGACGGGCTTGATGTGTATGTTGGTTTTGCTCATTCCTCGTTTGACCTAAAAACGGGTTTTTTGAATGGTGTTGTTAAAGTGCGTTTGCCGTTTGAGGAGGGGGGTGTTTGGTGATGGTGAGTGATGAGGTTGTTGCCGTGTTTCCGTCCAAGTTCAAGGATGGTGACGTGCGGCTGGTGTATTGTCCTCATAATCGGACGTATGAACTGTGGTATGCGGTGCAGTCTCAGGATGGCGGCGGGCGTCGTTTGGTTTGGTCGGCTGTGGCGTTTGATGCGTGTGATTACGCTCAGGTGGCTCATATGCTGGTTGATGCGATGGCATTGGCTGATACGTTGTTGTTGGAGAGGTGTTGATCATGAAGAGTAATGATGACCGCACGAATTGGTTTGATGACGGTATTTTGGATGATGACCGTGTGCGCCGTGTCATTCATGGCCGTCGGCGTAACCTGCATTTGCGTGAATATAATAAAGGTGATGGCGATTGGGAGACATTGTGTTGTAGTATAGCACTACTCAAGGACTTTTATAAACCCCAAGGCGGTCAAGTGGCGTTTGCCGACAGTATCGAACACGCGGCGAACATTTGTCTAACCATCTCACCTCATTCATCAATGTACGCCGCATTATCACGAACGCAGGACATTGAAATGCTGTCCGGGCTTATTTATTGTCCGGCAATGGTGGCGTGGTGCGCGGTCTGTCACGTCAAGGGCGCAACTTGTTATGAGATGTGCAAGACTTGGAAGGGTGATGAGTTCGCTCAGACCATCATCAAAAATTGCTGTCTCTGTTTTGACAACCTGACCGATGTACGGTATACTGATGAAGACATTGCAAGAATATCACAGCAACAGCAACATTAAGAAAAGGCGGTATGATTATGGCATACATTAAGCGAGCCAAGCACTATAGTATTGTGCGCGGTGTTACGCGCGGTGAAAACGGCGAACTCGTGGATGCCGAGGTGGTCGTGGACGGCGCGTGTCGCACGGCTGACATGGCAATGAAAAAAGCCCGCAAGATTAACAAGGACATGTTGCCCATGTCCGCTGAATATCATGCGCAGGTAACGCGCATGGATGAGGCAATCTATTGGGCTAATTGTGAATTTGGAGATGATACCATCATCGACTATCCGGGGTCGATGAACGGCCACGTGGTTGAAGATGATATCATCTCCGAGGAAAGTAATTAATAAACCATTATAAGGAAGGCAACAATAATCATGGCTGACAACGAACTGACCGTAACAAACGGCAATAATTTTGCGGCGAACGGTACCAACGCCGTGTCACACTTCTTCGACACCACCACTATGGACGGTAAAATGGCGCTGTACAACGCCATGCAGACCTCCGACAAGGTGGACGAGCGTCTCAATGAGCCATTGCACGTAACCAACGTGCTGGCGCAGGCCATCGAGGTTACCAATCAGGAAACGGGCGAAATCAACCCTTCTACCCGCGTCGTTATTCATGCGGAGGAGGGCGACTTTGCCGCCGCCTCCCCCACGTTGGCGCACGCTTTTGGCAATCTGTTCGCCATTTTCGGCACGCCGGACAAGTGGAGCCATCCGATTGTTCTCAAGGTTGTGGAAAAGAGGAGTCGCCGTGGATTTAAATTCTTTGACCTCGAACTAGTGTCGGAAAAAGACCGTGGGTAGCCTCTTTGTCCACATCATATGATAGCGTGGTAACGTCCCTATAGGGATGTTGCCGCCAGACTCACCCCCCGTCGTTTCCATCCTTACGGCGGGGGGTGTTTCACACTCACAAGGGAGGGGGCCGTGGCTAAACGTAAAAACAACCGACGCGCCAACAATCTGAAACGTAACGCCGCCATCAGGTCTGCACAGGTACGTCAAGAACGAGCGGTAAGGGATTACAGTACCGGACATCTCCCCAAGCAAATCACCGAAACATTCCTAGGCAAACTCAGCGCCCAGCAGCTCGAACAGGTCGCACGCCGTATAGGGCGGGAATTCGGGGAACAGCAGCAAGCCTTAAGGGCGCGTGACAATGAACCGTATCAAGTCGTCCCCGACGTGCATATCACGAAACTTGATAGGGTGCTGGCGGCGCGCCCGCTGATTACCGACGCGGAAATCGCCGCCGCCCCATCAAAACGCCGGAAAACATTACGACAGCAACAGCGCCGCCGTATCGAGGCGCGGCAGAAAATCAAACGCGCCCAACAATTCGAGGCGTTGAGCATGGCCCGCTACACCGTGGCCGAAATGCGTGAAATGGAACGCGCGGGAGAGTCTCCGTTTGATGTGTTGGGCACTCATACGGTCGGCGGTTCGGCGCGCGACGAACTCATGCGCAACCGTGCGAACGTGTTCGGTTCAGAGCGTGGCATAAGCCACGCGCGTATGATGATACGAGGGGAGGGTAGGAAGAGGCTTGAGCGGGAGATACTCGACTACGCCGGGCTTATAGGTCGAGCGCCATTGCATGCAGGCACTAGAAAAATTCCCGAGAACGAGGGGGTTACGGATTTTGATAGGGTCGAACAGCAACTTGAGGCATTCGACTCCAGTATAGCCCAAAAATTCGCCTCCTTATCGAACCGTCAAAAACGATGGCTGATAAACAACACGAATTTCAGCGCCGTGGTACGAGAAGCCGCATGGTATAATGATAAGACACATAAATGGGAGACAAAAGCGGATGCGGGCGATGTGGAGACGCAACTTGATGAATGGATGACTAGCGCGACACTACACTAAAAGGATGGAATTATGAGAGAGCGTCGAGCGGTGGCAACAGACGGCGCAACACTATTGACGGATGACGGTATGGAACCATTGACGGCAACCGCCATCATCCGTCTCACCATGCTCGACCATCATACGCGCGTATGGTGCGCTCACGGATGGCAGGACATCAAGCCTATAGCCGCCGAGCTGTTGACACGACTGCCGTTGCAATCGAACCCAAGCAAGGACGGTGTATGGGGCACGTTTAACATTCGCGGACACTTCTACGGTTTCCGCGTGCGCATGGGCGGTATCACCGTGGATTTCATGGACGTGCGCAATGTCACACGTGACGATGGGCTGAATGTTTCGCGTGAAACATTCGGCGGTGCGGACGATTTGGAAACCACGTGGAACATCGCACAGGAATGCGCCGCCCTGAATCTCAAGGGCACTACGATAGCATCAATGGCGATGACCGACTATATCGACGGGGATTACGCCGGATTCAAACGCCATTTCCCACCATTGGACAAGAACGATTATCGTCGGATGCGCCCCGCCTACTATGGGGCGATAGTATACAGCAAGCCGGGCGAATACCGGGATTGCCGGAGTTGGGACGTAAATAGTCTCTATCCGAGTATCATGCGAGATGCGCCCATGCCGGTATGCTCACCCATATGGTATGACGGCGAATATCGACATGACAATGACTATCCACTGCATATCGATATCATTGCGTTTGATGCAAGATTGAAAACGGGGAAAACGGCGACGCTCACCAATATTCTCCCCGTATGGGGGTATGAGGGCGAACGCTTGGATAGTACGTTAGGCGTCGTAACCATGCCAGTTACGGATGTGGATTGGGAAACGCTGACCGAAAACTATGACGTGCATGTGTGGGAGCATGTGGGCGGTTGGAAATTCCGTAAATCGCACGGACTTTATTATAACTATGTCGATAAATGGTTTCACGTGAAACAAACCGCAACCGGAGAGCGTCGGCAAATGGCGAAACTGTTACTGAACTCGTTGGTGGGAAAATTCGGGGCCTCGCTGTACCGGCCAATGCTGCACCCGAAACCATCGGCGGACGGGGGTGTGGATTTTACCGTGGACAAGCCCGAGTCGGCCAACAGTCTGGCGTGGTTGCCGACCGCCGCCTACGTCAACGCCTACGGACGGCAAATACTATCCCGTGCAATGAACGCGAACGCCGACCGCGTACTCTACGCCGACACCGACGGCATGATATTGGAAGGGTTGGACGCGCCCGAAGGTATGGAAACGGATGATCGGAAACTGGGGGCGTGGAAAAACGACCATACCTATGAGAGGCTCCGCATTCTCGGCAATCGTAAATATTGCGGCGTGGAAACGAATGGTGACACGGTAATGCGTTTGAGTGGCGTGCATCGTGCCGCCCCCATCCCCTATGATGAGTTTCTGCCGGGGTCACGTCATCTCAATGATGACGGCCATGTTTTTGTGCTATGATAGTTGGTAGCGGGGTGTGCGTCCCAAGTCGATTCGATGGCCCGACCGTGAGGCAAGTCGGTAAGGCGATTCGGTCGGAAGTAGACGTGCGCAGCCAGCGCCCAGCGACGGCGAAGGAGCCCGCACAGCCTAGCAATTCGGCATGGCAGCGTGATTGCTGCCATGCCTCCTATTTTAAGAGGTGATTATGGACGATATTGAAACCAACGACAAGCCGGACACCACGCCCGACGCCGAACCGGACGCGACCGCCGATGACAATACGCCGAACCCGGAGCCCGAAACGCAGGACAACGGCGAACCCGAGGATGCGGGCGACGATAAGACCGCCGACATGGCCGACCGTCTCAGCGCTTTGGAAGCGACCGTGGCGGAATTGTCCAAAACCATTGAGGCGATGCGCGACGCGGCAGCCGACCATGTGCTCAACGACGGCCCGGATGATAACGCGACGCCGGAATCGGCTGAAATGACCGACGACGACTATAACGGCACCTACGGCACATTTGACGACCTCTACGAAGACTAATAATCAGAAAGGAACATTATCATGCCGACTACCCCAGTGGTGACGCCGAAGCAGCAGCTTCGTCCGCTCACCGAATTCAACAACTCCCAAATCCTCAACATGATTCGCAACGAGGCATCCCCCGAATATCAGCGACGGATGCCCTCGGCAACCCAGATGAACATGGACCGCCAGATGGCCACGCTCATGTCCAGCACTCAGCTCAAAAACGAGTTTTACTCGGCATTGGTGAACCGTATCGGCGGCACCTACGTAAACACGTGGCGGTGGAACAATCCGCTGAGCATTTTCCAGCGCGCCTCTCAGGCGTATGGCGACACGTGGCAGGAAATCGCCGTGGGCATGCCGCTCGCTCAGGTATACGACCCGAACGCGGAATATCTTGGCGCTGACAATTTCCGCAAATGGAAAATCGACGTGGATTCGCTCTATCACCGTCTGGATTTTGCCCATTTCTATCCGGCGACCACGGATGACAAGATGCTCCAGCGTGCCTTCACGTCCGAAAACGGTCTGGCTTCGCTCACTTCCCAGATTCTCACTTCCTGTTACAACGCCGCCGAGGTTGACCTTTTTGAGGCCATGTGCCACCAGTTCGTCGAGTATGCGAAGCTCGGCGGCTATTGGCGTGTCCATATGGAGCATGATCTCAATAACATGAGTTCGACGGAAACGGACGCCCGCGACATGTTGCGCCAGATTCGCGCATGGGCGGACACTCTGAAGTTTGTCAGCACCCGGTATAACGCGCGCCACATGCCGACGTTCGCCCGTCCGGACGAACTCGTACTGTTCTGTTCGCCCGAAGTCAAGTCGGCGCTTGACGTGCAGGGTCTTGCCACCGTGTTCCAGCGTACCGACGCCGAGCCGACCATCGACCGGATTATCGTCATCCCACAAGACAAGTTCGGTATAGATGGTGTGCAAGCCATCCTCACCACGAACAAGTTCCTCATTGACATTCCCGTTATCTATGAGATGACCCAGCAGACCAACCCGGTCAATATCAACTCGGTCAACCATTATCTACATGTGCAGCACATCATCTCGGTGTCCGGATTCGCCCCGGCCGTCATGTTCTGGACGGGCACGGGCTCCACCACGAACGTGGTGGCACCTACCGGTACGACGGCCAAGACGCCGACCTTCCAACTCAAGCTCGCTATGTACGGCGGTGGCACGATCACGCCGGAGAACGTGGCGCGTGGCGGCGCGGTACAGGTCACTGCCGATACGACCATTACCAACGATGGCAACGCCACGTTCCGGTCGAATGCCGTCGAATATCGCATTGGCGACACCGCCAAGCCGAAGAGCGATTACACGTACATTTCGCCCACCGGCGTACTGGTGGTCGGTCTTGACGAACCGAACACCGCTATTCCGGTCACGGCTACCGCCCTGTATACGAATCCGGAGACCCCGGAAGTGCCGGGCACCGTGTCCGCCGCCCTGAACGTGCCGGTGGTCGGCGATGGCGTCATCGGATTTAATCCGTCCATCATCGCGTCGATTGCCGTCAATGCCTCGGGTGTGACTGTGGGTCATACGGCACAGGCGACCGCTACGGCGACCATGATTGACGGGCGAACCGCCGACGTGACCGCGCAGGCCGCGTGGACATCCGGCACCCCGACCAACGCCACCGTGTCCGAGTCCGGTGTGGTGACTGGCGTCAAGGCAGGCACGTCCGACATCGTTGCCACGCTGTTCGGCGTGTCCGGCAAGAAGCAGGTGACAGTATCCTAGTGATACAATGAGAGGGTAGCCGACTGGCTACCCTCTCTCACGGTGTGATGCAATACAAGGCCCGGAGCGCAAGCCACGTGAGCGCTCCGGGCTTTGTCATACCGGAGGTTGGATGATGATTGATGACGCGAACCCCTAGTGGACAATACCGGCCTAGTCACTGGAGTGGCCGCCGATTCCACCAAGCTGACGGCCACGCTGTTCGGTGTCAGCGGTCAGGGCACTGTGACAGTCGCCTAATCTGCGATATAATAAAAGGGAGTGTTTCACGTGAAACACTCCCTTCTTTATGAAAGGGATAGTATGCTGAGAGATATCAACCCTAACGTCGAGGCGACGTTTAACTGGGCTCAATGGACGCCCAACACGTCGCTGAAACTCTGTAACGTGCCGTGGGATAGTAGTTACCGTGACCTAGCCCGGTTCGAATCACCGCAGAAACAACAGGAATGGTTCGACCGACGGCCCGGCATTGACAGGGTGCATGGAGTCATGCACATGTTCGGCCAACCCGTGCGCGTCGAACTGCCATTTAACGAGGCGTCCAACTACAACTATGTCGTGGTGTATAACGATTACCCCGACTTGGAGACGCCACGGTATTGGTATTATTTCATCAACCACGTGGATTACATCAATGCGTACACTACTCAGCTCACTGTACAGTTGGACGTTTGGCAGTCGTTCCAACATGCACTTAGGTTTGGTTCATGTTATGTGGTGCGAGGCCATATCGGCATTGCCAACGAAAACCAGATGACCGATTATGGTCGCAGTTATCTCGCACTACCCGAAGGGCTGGATACCGGTAGCGAAATGGTGACGGTAAACCAACAGTACAAGTCTCTTATCAGCATGGACGGGAAAAATCTGAATTACGGCGTAATAGTCGTGAGCACGGTAGATTTGTCAGCGGACGCGGGTAGTCAGGAAAAACCGTCTCTCACTACTGCGGGCGGCTCTCTGTTTGAGAACATGGCTAACGGTGCTGAAATACTGTACTTTAAGGACATCCAGTCTATCCAAGTGTTTATGGGAGTGGGCTCTACTTTTTCATGGGTAACACAGGGTATTGTAAACATGTACATGATACCCTCTTTAGATGATGACTTTCTTAAGCAATCCGGCTATGTCGTAGATAAGCTGTTTGGGAAAACACTCCCTTCGGAATTAAATAATCGTATCTACCGTTTCCCCCAGTCGGCCACAAATGCGCCCAGCAGATATGAAGACATTATTACCATTAATGATTTTCGTGATAATTTTAATATCCCTGAACGTTATAAAAACCTTAAAAAACTCAAATGCTACCCCTATTCTACTGTCGAATGCACTTGCTTGAATGGCACTAATATCACCTATAAGCCCGAAAATATCCAAAGCGATAATCTGGTTATTAGAGAGGTGCATAATTACGCGCCCAATGGCGCGCGCTTGAACTTTTACCCGGTTGGGTACAATAAGGCGGGTGCAAGCGAGATCGCTCCTCTTGATAAAAACAATGGGTTGCCCATTGATAGCGGGGAAATGTTGGACGCCGCGTTTGGCATCAGCAATTTCCCTCAATTTGTGATAGTCAACAATGGTGCCCAGTTGGCAATGGCAAACAGTGCCTACACTCGTTCCTACAGTCAACAGTCCGCTGACTGGGCGTACCAAAAAGCGCAGATGGGCATCAGTCAGTCTCTTGCGGCCACGGCCATGCAAAACCAGTACAACACCCAAGCCAACAAACTCGCTATCGGCAACCGCAACGCCAATAACGCGATACAAGCAACCTCGCTTAACACCGGTCTGGACAACACGACGTATATCAACAATCAGCGAGCTGACCTCGCACAGCTGAATAACGTGGTTAACGGCGTGGTCGGGTTGGCGGGTAACGCCGCTTCGGGCAATGTCGGGGGCGCGGTATCGGCATTAGGCAGTGCCGTCATGAATGGTGTCAACACTGAAGCGAACCGCAGTATCAACAATACCGCCGCCCAACTTTCCACGGCGAACTCGCTGAGTGCCAACGCGGCCACAACAAGTCAGGCCAACACATACGGCTCTCAGACTACAGCGCTTTCAAACCAGTTGGCCCAAAATATGGCGGATATGAACGCGGATTACGCGCAACGTTCCGCGTTCGGAGACTATCAAAACACCATTGCGGGCATCAATGCACAGGTGCAGCAGATGCAATTAACACCCCCGACCACATCCGGTGCCATCGGCGGAGACGGTTTTAACCTCGCGAACGGTATTGTCGGGGTGTTGGTTCGATTTAAGACGTGCGCACCCTCAGCTCTGCGGAGCGTCGGAGAGTACATGTTGCGTTACGGGTATTTTATCCAGCGTTTCATCACGCCGCCGCAATCGCTGGAATGTATGACAAAATTCACCTACTGGCAGATGCAAGAGTGTTACGTGCGAGGTGATTTGCCCGAGCAGTATCGGCAGACCATTAAAGGCGTGTTCGAGTCTGGGGCTACTATATGGACTAACCCGGATGATATCGGCGTGACCGATTGGGCGGATAACGACCCACTGCCGGGCATCTCATTCTAGTGCTACACTAGAGGCATGTCTAGATCGAGGAAAAATCAGAATCGTAGGGGCGGCGCGTTGCATCCGCGTGGCAATTACGCCAAGGCACGCGCCGCCAGCCTTGACGCAATGTACTACCATCTGCTGACTGAACTGGCATTAAACCGGTTCAGCTGGCGGGGACTGCCGCCAACCGTAGACGAACGATGGCTGGAAATGTGTCTCTGCGAATACGGGTGCGCGCTCTTCTTCGAAGACAAACGCATAGGTCGATTCCTCGCCACGCAAGCCGGTTATCAAGGCCGATTGAACGTGTATAACAACCCGACGCGCTTCGAGCCGGTGGGCGTCAACTACCATTACAGGCAACTCAAGGCGGGCCGAGAGTGCATCCCTATTTGGGACAATCGTATGCGCATGAGTTTCAAAGATATCTTATGGCAGTATGCGAGACGCCTCGCCGACATTGACAAGGCATATGACGTGAACTTGGAGAGCCTGAAACTGCCGACCATCATCACCGCCGACCCGCGCACCAAGCTCACCGTGCAGAACATGTTACAGCAACGACAGGATGGTCAGGATTATATCATCGGATACGACTCGCTCGACCCCGGTAGCATGTTCCAGCCATGGCCGAACACAACACCTTACCTGTTGGATAAGTTCGTCCAGCAGAAAGCGCAGGTGACCAATGAGGTACTAGGATATTTGGGTATCCAATCCAGCGGCACCGAGAAAAAAGAGCGGCTCATTTCCGATGAGGTGGCGCAATCCAATGAGAAAACGGACGTGTTCCGCCTGAGTTTTCTCAAGGCCCGGCAGGCGGCGGCGACTGAGATTAACCGCCTATGGCCACAGTTGAACATCTGGGTGGAGTATGCGGACGCGCAAAGCTCCGGCGTACCCAACGCGCTGGATTCGAGCGCCAGCGGTACGACGGATATTGACATGCCCGCCTCGTATGACGCGGGTATCGGAGGTGTATTGTAATGATGACCCGTGACGTTATGGTAGGGCTTGTATGCGAAATGTATGAAGTCGCCGATAAAATCAGTAAGGCGGAAAGGGCTCTGGATGACTATGAAAATGGGAGTTCGTTCATGTCCGACCAAGCTGCGGAGCTACTGAGAAAACAAGTTGTTGCAATGAAAGCATATCATGATATCGTTGCCGCACGTATTAGCCACCAAACGAGGGAGGCCACGTATGGTACAGAGTTTTAGCGCCTATGCGATGACGACGCCCGGCGAGTACACCGAAACATTGGGCAATCTCATCGCCCTCGGATACGACACGGACGCCCGACTGCACCTCAGCGCCGACTATTACCCGATTTACGAGGAGAAACACCGTGAGGAGCTGAACGAGAAAATCGTCCGCCATTACGCGCTTAGGGAGATTGGTCAGGAAACCGCCCAGCAGTTCATTTTTTACTTGGGAATGACGATGGCGGAAATCATGCCATATTTTAATGAGCGCTACAGGACGCTAGCGTTGAAATATGACCCATTGAACACTATGGAAATGGTCAGCGAAAGCCTGTCCAATACTGTAGCCCAGTCCAGCGGCAAAACCAGCGCCTCTCAGGATAGTGTAACCCGAAGCTCCTCGGACGGCACCAGCTCAAGTAGTACCAAGTCCCAGTCTTACGACTCGGAAGTGCCCGCAACCGGCGTGCAAGGTGATTTTGCTCGATACGCGACTCATGCCAATCAGGCGCAAGCGGATACGGACGGCAGTAGCCATAGCACTCAAGATACTTCTTCTCAGTCCCATAGTACATCCAGCACGGAATGGCAGCACGACGCTACAGATGGGAGCACCAAATCCCACACGTCGGGCCGCTCCCAGTCCGCCATGAGCCTGATACAGGAGTACCGACAGGCCATCATCAACGTGGACATGGAAATTGTACGGAGCCTCGAACCGTGTTTCATGCAGGTGTGGGGGTCGTATGATACAATTTTCAGTAACTGCCATAACTATGGAGAATGGGAGTAATCATGGTTGCCATTAACGCTTTGGTTCCACGGCAACGCCTGTTTGACGGGGTACCCACATCCGTACCTTTCACGTATCGGGATGGACTGACCACGTTACAGTTGATTGAATGCCTACGCCATAATCTCGATACACTCCAATGTGACTTGAGCAAACTGGAGGAGACCACCAGCGGCCTCGCGGCATCCATGGATAAGGCGCTTGCGGATACCGTAGCGCAGATTAACAAGTCCATGACCGCGTTGCGCGCGGAACTGCTAGCCCTGATTCACGAAATGGAACAGCAGGGCGCGGCAACCTCCCCAGTGTACGGTACCATGCAACCGCTCGGGCAGGTACTGGGCGGCATGTACGATAATTCGCGAAATCATGGACTATTCTGGGGTGATTACGACGCCATGCAGCTGACCGCGCAGGAATACGATGGGCTTACGCTTGGTGCGCGTGAATACGATCTACGCGCCACCGCTGTGGATAATTGCGTGCCCGGCGATTTTCCGGGCCGTTCGCAATTCCCCTACGGAAGGTCCATGCCCGAGAATCCGCCCGCCGACACTGTAGAATAGGAAGGAACAGCAATGTCTACAACACAATATACCGGTCACTATAATCTGCCGACGTTTGGTGACAATCCGAACGATAGGCCGTCATGGCGCGGTGATTTCACCGATGCGATGACCAAGATTGACAATCAGATGTACGCCAACGCGACCAACATCACCACGGCGACGGCGGCGGCGAACAACGCGACCACCGCCGCGAGCAAAGCAACCGAAACGGCGAACACCGCACAGTCCACAGCCGATGACGCCGTGGGCCGATTGGACGCGCTCGGCGCAACCGACAATACGACGGCAGGCCAGCTTAAAACCAAGATTGACACCACGGCCACCGAACTGAATGCGGTGAAATCCGACCTCAGCGGCTTCAAGACTTCTACCAATGAAAACATTGCCTCATTGCGGAGCAAGGACGCGGGAATCGAGAACAGTTTAACCAATATCACCTCGTCAGTTCACACCAACACAGCCAGCATAACGAGCATTGAAGCGAATCTGAATGCGCTTCACGCCGATTCCACCGCCAACGCGACAACGCTATATAACACCATCCAGAACAGCTCTCGCATTCTCAACGTCAATCAGCCGTTTGCATCTCGCGGCTCAAATATCATCGTGACTTTTGGTGACTCCTACGCTGACACCACGAACACCAGAAGCTGGGCACACATGCTTGCCCAAAAGCTGGGGTGGACGTTGCATAATTACGCAAAAAGCGGTGCCGGATACATCGGTCCGAACTCCACTTACATAAACGAGTTCAACACAGCCAAGGCGGATACGTCCTATAATCATGATGATGTATCGTTAGTGGTTATCGGAGGCTCTCGTAACAGCAATGACGGATATACGGGGACAATCAAAACAGCCGCGCAGGAACTGTTTCAAAGCGTAAGCGGTGAATATCCCAATGCGCGAATCATCGCGGTACCGTTGCTATGGGATAAAACCCCGGAATCAGGATATTGGCGTTATAACGCCGCAAGCATTGCCGAGGCGGCGATACTGGCCGGTGTGGAATCCATACCGTGGGCATGGACATGGAATCTTGGACGCGAAAACGCATTCGATGAGAACGATATCCACCCCAACGAGCTGGGTACCAACGTCATCGTAAACTATATCATGCGATACATGCTCGGTACGTACAATGGCCGACATGAAGTGTTCGTGTGGCGTCCGAAGCAAAACCCCGGAGAGTTTGTCCTCACCGTGGATGCAAGCGCAGGAACCATTACTTACGGTCTGACGGTGGCGTCCAATGTCACCCCAGCGAATTACACGAATGTAAGCGGTCTGCCGATGTGGGCGTGGAGTGCGTCGGATGAGACAAATCAAGGGCGGGCGTGGGTAGCGGCCATCACTAACGGTGCAACGAACACAACACTGTTCAAGATTGGCACTGACGGCCATTTTGGATGGCAGGGCTACACGACCAACCCCACTGGAACCCCTAACGGATTGGCTGGAGCGCAATTAACCAGAGCGTGGTGATACGATTGGCGCTAACGATACCCCACGGCCAGCGCCGTGGGGTATACTGTTATTATGGTAGACATACAAGCATGGTTGGAACGTACCCAAAACCAATACTGGGATATGGACGGTAGCTATGGCGCACAGTGCTGGGACTTATGGGCGAAATACTGTATGGATAATTACAATCTGTCGTTAGGTGATTGCATCACGCCGACAGGTTACGCGGAGGGCAATTACACCATGTTCCCCACCACGTCCGCCGTGGGGCGTGTTTTTGAGAAAAAAGACGCCGACTATACGCCCGGCATGGGGGATGTCGTGTTCTGGAGGTTCGGCAGTCAAAACTACCCCGGCAGTCACGTGGCCATCGTGTGGGGAGGCATCCAAGGCAACGATATTGACGTGTTGACCCAAAACCCGACGCCCGCCGTACATCAATTGTTGCCGCTTATGAAAAGCTCCCAACTGCTCGGCTATCTGCACCCCACGGCATTGCCGGAACCGCCGGAATCCGGCGATAACCCGACGGGCGGCAATAATCCGGGCGTGGATGTGGACGGCGATATCTCCGCGTGGATACAATTGCAGGGCGATAACCTCGTATACCACAGTGGCTCGGGCACGACATCATCGCAAGCCGTTTTCTATAAGGCAACCGCCCAGACGTGGGTATATCGCGGCGGCACAGGCCAGCCGGACGCCGACCACGGTCAGGGTGCGCCAAGCGTGGGCGACGGGAAAAGCTCATACGCGCTCTATGTCATCGGCACCGTTGAATCATCATTACGCTGGGATGCGGTCGAACCTAACAATCAGGGTATCGGCATCGCACAATGGTCATTCGGTAGACGCTTGCAGGTGTTGAACGCTATGAAAGCGGTTGACGCCGAGGGGTATAAATCGTTTGCCGCCGCCGCGCCAAATATCGCCACGCTTATGGAATCAGGCGGCGCGTTCGACAGGGCAATGACCGGCAGCGAAGTCGCGGCGTTCCAGACGTGGGCGCGGCGCACGGAATCACGGCAGGGTCAGCGTAATCAGTTCGCTGAGGATTACGAGAGCTACCCACAGACGTATGATGACGCGAAAATGCAAATACTGTGGACGAGCGCTTATCACCAAAGCCCGGCGGGCGCGTTGAACGTGCCTCGCTCTTCATCACTTACCCAACTGTATAATAATATCCTCAATACGCCTCCGTTCGGGCCATACGGGACACGCTATAATACCGTCTACTCGCTGTTGAATGTATGGGACGGCACCAGCGCACCACCGAACTTCTAATCCAACGATGGACCGGCAGATATCTACCGGTCTGTCGCTGTTGTATGATATAATGGATATTATGGAGAAACTGTTAGGAGAAGGGGATTATTACGATTACGGGCGCATATTATCCTATCACGCACCTTGGATGTTCGTCATCGGCGCGCGCGGTCTCGGGAAAACCTATGGTGCTAAAAAACTGGTCATCGGCGACTGGATTAAAAAAAGATGGCAATTCATCTATCTAAGACGTACCGCCGAGGAACAGAAAAACAAGGGCACATGGTTTGCTGACATCGCAGAGCAATACCCGGAATTGGAGTTCCGCGTATCCGGCAACCAAGCAGAATGCCACTGGCTGGATGACAGGGACGCCACCAAGGATAAGCACGGCAAAACACGCCCCACATGGCATATCATGGGGTACTTCATCGCCCTCAGTCAGGCAGGACAAGTGAAATCGGTTGCGTACCCCAAGGTACGCACCATTGTTTTTGATGAAATATTCCCCGATAACATGCGTTACCTTGGCGGCGAAGTTACGGCGCTTGAGGAATTTTATAATACTGTTGACCGCTGGAACGACCGCGTTCGCGTCATTATGTGCAGCAATGCGGTAACGTTGGCCAACCCGTATTTCAGCGCATTCAACATCAATCTTAAGCCGCAATTGGATAATCATACGCAATATCAACGCTATTGCGATGGCTTTATTATAGTGGAATTGGCGGATTATGGCGGGTTCAGCGCCAAGGTGGCCGCATCCAAGTTCGGTACGTTCCTACGCAAGTACGACGAGAATTATGCGAATTATGCAATCAATAATGATTTCAGGGATAACGCCAATACTCTCATCAGTAGTTTTAATGACGCCGGATATGCGCTCACATTAAGAACCACGGAATACGGTATTTTTAACGTATATCAACAATTAAGCGACGACGACGAAGTACTATATATAATTACCAAAAAACAGCCTAAAATCACTAGGGATTTTACGTTTGATTACCGACTAGTCGATAGTGATTGCATGATGCTCAAACGTTCGGATGACATGACACAGAAAATACTGAACGCTTATCGCGTCGGACGGTTGCGTTTTGAAACACCGCAAATCAAGGCGGAATTCAGTATGATTCTTGGCGGCTTGTTGCAACAATCGGGAATAAGAAAGTGAGGAACATTCATGACAACGCATGAACTAATCATTGTCGGCATTGTGTTTCTGTTAGCGCTGATTGACTACGTAACCGGCGTAGTTGACGCCATCATGCACGGCGAACTATCCAGCGAGAAAATGCGGCAGGGGCTAGGGCATAAATTCACATATCTAGCAATTATTTGCGTAGCATTGATTATTGAATACGGTTCGGACTACATCAATCTCGGAATCAAACTACCCGTATTCATCCCCGTATGCACCGGTATCTCTCTCATTGAAATCACATCAATCATGGAAAACTGCGTAAAAATTAACCCCGAACTATCCGGCTCGAACATTCTCGATATTTTCAAAGTCGATAAGAAAGAAAGCAATGACAAAGAAGATTAAGGAGTAACCATGAATGGCATCACATGGATAGGGTCCCCCAACCACTACAACGGACGAGACGGCTACCACGTAAATCACATCACCCTCCACATCATGGTAGGACGCCTCACCGGCACAGATGTTATCTTCCAACGCGCCGGATACGCTTCAGCCCACTACGGCATCGGAGGCAACGGCGAAATACACCAGTACGTAAACGAAACAGACGGCAGTTGGAGTGACGCGAACCATGCCAGCAACAACAGTACCATCAGCATTGAACACGAAGGCGGAATGCCCGGAATCCCCTGTACGCAAGCATGCATGGACGCATCCGCCGCACTCTGCGCAGACATCGCCCGACGGTACGGATGGGACCACCTATGGCACGACGGACTCAACGGCAACATCTGGCTACACCGCGAAGTCCCCGGAACCGACCACGCCGGATGCCCCGACCTAGCCCCCAACGGACTTTACGTAAACTACGTCATCAACAAAGCAAACCAACTACTCACACAAGGAGAAGACATGCCGGTTAAAACAGACCCCATTGAATGGTACGGCCAAAACGTCACCGTCGAATACGCATTACAAGACCTGACCCACCGAGTCGATGCCCTTGCCGCCCGCCTCGGCCCCATCTCAGAAAAATACCCATTCGACTACTTGCCCGCAATCCTAAACAACACCGAAAGCACCTATCTCGCTGTCAACGGCCTCAAGCCCGGCGACAGCGAGGGGCTGACCGACGAACAGGTGAGCAAGCTTGCCGACAGCCTCAAGACCAGCTTGGGCCAACAGGTCGCCGCGGAGCTTGCCAAACGACTCAACGACTAACACACAAGAAAAGCCCCCTAGGCATATAACCTAGGGGGCTTTTCTAATCTCAGCTCAAAAACTTTTGGCTCAGATATCGACTTCACTCATAAACAGGGTCATCAATTACCTTAACAATATATATATGCCAACCATCACGTTCACGGAGGCACTCATATTCAAAATCACAGTCACCATACACATATTCAAGAATCTCGCAAAGAGCCGCCTTGGCATCAATACCGCCATGAGCCCTATAAAGAACCGGGTCATCTCCAGTATTAATAAAAACAGGGCAAAATTGATTTTCAGACTCAATGATAGTGGCCTTAACTCTAAACATTTTTCAGAAACCTTTTCACTACGAAAACCAATACGATGATTACACTCACGCCTTGTTTACAAAGCTCGGGTATGCGCTCCGGTCGAGTTCCGTCACGTCAACAAACTGATTCGATTGCGGGTCTCCTGCAAAGTCGCCCACACCGGCCACCATGTCGCTCGCATACTCGATACAGCAATCGACGTCATCCACAATGTAAGCAAGCTCCGGGTCGTTAACGGTCTTCAATGCGCCGACCTCGAAAAAATCAGCCGACCAGTCGGGGCCGTACTGCGAGTTCTCTTCGTCCCACTCGCAGATAGAAATCTCAACTGCCTTATCGTTGTCAATAAGCCTAGTCATTTTTTCATCCTTTTCTTATTCCTTGGTTGATGATTACATAATACCACCACCACAAACACGACACGCCGAACAACAGCAGAAACAGCGAGAAATCTACGCGCTTAAATTATGGACAAAACTACGC